CAGGCTTTGGGGTTGACCAAAGGTGGACAGCTGGCCGGCCAACTGGAGAACACTTTAGCCGGCCAAAGGATAGCGAACGAGGCCGCCAGTTCACGGCCGATTATGTTGGCCTCGCTTGGCGGCGGACCTATTGGGATTGGGCCCCCTGTAACCGGGGAAGAGGCAGAAGGCGAGGTTATTGACGCCGATTTTGTTGTGGGCGAGGAGGGCGGCGATATTGCGCCGATGGCCGGGGGAGTGCAGCCGCTGGTTATGCCGCCCAATTATGGCGGGCGAGTGCCCCCGACGCAGCTCATTCAAATGCAGAAGATGTGGAATGCAGCGATGAGCGCCCAGGCCAAACAGGAAGCGGCCGAGTTGAAGCGGCGGGGCGAGGAAGCCGAGAAGGACTTGATAGACAAATGGTTTAGCCCAGAGGGATTGAACCAGGATGATGTTGTGGCCGTTCGCGATTATCTTAGCCCGGATGACTATAAAAAATATCTGACTATGTCCCAGACCGGCGCGGGGGATCTTTCTCAGTCTGGCTTGGAGACTCTGCTTGAGTTACAGGATAAAGCGATTAATCGCACCCCTGATTTCCAAGAATCGCTTAAAGAGGCCGTTAAGTCGCGGCGGATCACTTATTCTGATTACAACTCGCTTTCAACTATGGGTGAAAAATACAGGCTCCCGGTTTTGAAACAGGCGGAACAGATTATCAAGCTGTCAACTGGCCGGAGTGAATTAAACCCCAACCCGGCGGCTGACCTTAGCTATTTATATGCCATGCAGGATTTTGAAGCTTGGCTGGATTCGGACTCCGGCCAAAAAGCTTCTGACCGGGAACGGCTGGATAAGGCCAGGGAACTGGCTCATAGATACAGGATTATAGAGTCGGATAAGATTTTGCTTGGCGTTCCGGCCCCTTCGTTTCTTGTTGGTACCCGAACCGCGCCGGATATTCCGGCTACAATTGCCGCGACCAGAGCCGCCAAAGCCGCCGGCCAATTAACTGATGAACAGTATTTTGAAGAAGCTGATCGTATAAATAAGATTCAAAACATCTTATTGGAACGCCAAGCGAAAGAAAGTGCTGGGACTAAAAGCATCGGGGACAGAAATTGAGCGACAAAAACTTATTAAATCCCTATATGAGCGGCGAGGCTGATGCTGACGATTATTCTAACGAGTATGTGAATAATTCGCGCAAGGATCGAGAGATTGAACTTCTTAAATTCATGGGGGATATTAACCCGGCTTCGGCCCCAGCGGCTCAGCCGGGCCGACCTGCCCAGCCGGGCCGACCTGCCCCCAGCGGCCCCGCCCAATCAGATATAGCCGCCCCGGCGGACGACCTGATGGCGGCCGCGCTTCAAGGCGGCATTGAATCCCGAGCCGACTTTGACCCGCTTGGAGCGGCCCGGCAACAGCAATACGGCGGAACCCCGGAAGAGGCCACCCGGGGCATGTTCAGCGCGGCGATGCGCAATATCTCGGAAATACCCTTAAGTCTCGGGCATGGGGCCATAACCGGCATCAATGAAGCTTTGAGGACCGCCGCCGAAACGGTCAACGCTCCGATTTCCTATATCTCCGAAAGACTGGGGGAAGCGGCCCAGAGTCTCGACGCCGACACGCTGGCTGATTTTTTGCAAGAGACCGCCGCTGCTTATGCCCAAAGACCGCCGGATGTTCTGCCCAATATTTTTAAAGACCCTCAAACTCCAACCGGGGGAGCGGCAAGCAAAATAGGCCAGTTCCTGACCGGCTTCCTGGCCGGCGGCGCGGCTTTGAAGGGAGTTAAAGCGGCCGGCGGGCTTGGCCAATTCGCCAAAGCTTCGGCCCAGGGCGCCATCTCTGATTACGCTTTTTTCGACGCCCAGGAAGAACGGCTGTCAAACCTGATTCAGGAGATTCCGGCTTTACAGAATCCGGTCGCCGAATTTCTGGCCGCGTCTCCCGACGACCCGCGGGCTGTCGGGCGGTTTAAAAACGCCGTTGAAGGGTTGGGGCTGGGCGCGCTCACGGAGGGGCTGACCAGGACTTTAGGGGCCTCGCTTAAGGCCCTGAAAACCGCCCGGGCGAACAGGGCGGCTAAAGCTGAAGGCGAAGCCGGGAGGATGACCCGGGAGGTTGCCCCAGAGGCGCCCGCCCCGCCGCTGGATTCCCTGGGCGGGGTTAACCGGCCCTTGATCGAGGAAGCCCCGGCGGCCCGGGCGGCCCGGTCGGCGGGGGAGGCTGAAACGCTCCCGGCCCTGGCCGGCGCGGCCAAGCGCACCCCGGACGACCATTTCTATATCAACTTCGCCCGCATTGACACCCCGGACGACGTTAAAGAGGCCATGCAGTTCATGGCCGACCGTTACCGGGATGAGCTTAACGCGGCCCGGCGCGGCGAAAAGATGACCTTCGAACAGATTAAGCTGAACGCCGAACAGGAAGACGCCTGGCAGATATTGAGCGAACGGCGGATTGGCCAGCCCCTGAACGCCGAGCAGTCCCTGGCCGCCCGCAACCTGTGGGTCTCGTCGGGGGAGAAGCTGACCGAGGCCGCCAAGCTGGTGGCCCAGGCCCCGACCGCTGAAAACCAGTTCGCTTTTATGAAAATGGTCAATGTTCATAACGCTATCCAGAAAGAGGTTATCGCCGCCAGAACGGAAACGGCTCGGGCCCTGGCTTCATGGAGAATCGCCTCATCCGCCCCCCGCGAGTTGCAACTGCTCCAAATGGAGGATGTGCTGAACAGCGTCAGGGGCGGCAGTGCGACCGTTCAGGATTTGGCCGCGAAAGTCGCCAAACTTTCCGACGCCGGCCTGGTCCGCGAACTGGACACCTTCGTTGAAAAATCCGGCCTGGCCATAGCTCGCGCAAGCGTTCAGGAACTTTGGGTCATGTCGCTGTTGAGCGGCCCCAAAACTCATATTGTCAATATGATGAGCAACACCATGGTTGCTTTGCAGCAGGTCTACGAACGCGGGATTGCGGCCCGGATTGGGAAAGCCCTGGGGGACAAAACCGGGGTTGAAATCGGCGAGGGCCTGGCCCTGCTGAATGGCCAGCTGGGCGGCCTTAAAGACGCCTTCCGGCTGGCCGGGAAAGCCTTCAAGGAAAATAAAAGCGGGTTTTACGGCGGCAAGCTGGACCTGCCGCCGGCCCCGGCCATAAGCGCCGAAAACTGGGGGCTGGCCAAAGATGGCCTGTTTGGGAAAACTGTTGATGTCGTCGGGCAGGTGGTCAGAATCCCGGGCCGGGCTCTGATGGCCGAGGATGAGTTTTTTAAAACTGTCGGCTATCGTTCGCAACTTCATTCACTGGCTTATCGGGAGGCGACCAGAGAGGCGGCGGCCGGCAAAATCGGCCGAGACCAGGTGCGGGAACGCATGGCCGATATTCTGGCCAACCCGCCGGACAGCTTGAAAGTCGCGGCGGTCAATCAGGCCGCCTATTCAACTTTCACCAACGCCCCGGGGAAATTCGCCCAGGGTTGGCTAAGGTTGTCAAGGGATGTGCCAGCCTTAAGATTCATCACCCCGTTCATCAAAACGCCGGCCAATATCTTCAATTATTCGATAGCTGAAAGGTCCCCGCTGGCCCCGCTGTTCCGCAGTTTCAGAGAGGATATCGCGGCGGGCGGGGCGCGGCAGCAATTGGCCCTGGCCAGAATGAGCACCGGCACAGCTATTATGATGGCCGGGGCGGATTTGGCTTTCAGCGGCCACATAACCGGCGGCGGGCCGCCGAACCCCGCCGAACGGCAAACCCTGACACGGGCCGGCTGGCAACCTTACAGCGTCAAGATAGGCGACCGTTATTTTTCCTATGACCGGACCGACCCTTTGGGCCTGACCCTGGGCGTTGCGGCGGACTTGACCGAGATAGCCAACCACATGGACCACGACGACCGGGAGGTAGACGCCGATGAGGCGGCGGCTTTCTTTGCCGCCAGCATCGCCGGAAACGTTATGAACAAAAGCTATATGCGCGGCCTGTCGGATTTGGTTGAAACCATGTCCGACCCCAAAAGATCGGCCGCTGGTTACGTCAGGCGCTTCGTGGCCGGGTTTGTGCCCACGGCCTCGGCGGAAGTGGCTAAGTTCAACGACCCTTACATGCTGGAAACCAATAGCCTGGTCGAGACCATGAAGGCCCGCGTCCCCGGCTTGTCTAAAGACCTCCCGCCCAGGCGCGACCTGTGGGGCCGGCCCATCAGTTACCGGAGCGGCTTGAACGCTTTTTATGATGCTGTCTCCCCCATTGCCAGCCGGCGGGAGAACCCGGAACCGATCGACCGGGAGATGCTGCGGCTTGAGGCTTATGTCGCCGCCCCTTCAAAGCGGGTTGTTTTCGACGGCGTGACCATTGATTTGACCCGGTTTAAGGGGGCCTATTCGCGGTACACAAAACTGGCCGGCAACGAGTTTAAGCACCCGACTTGGGGGCTGGGCTGTCTTGACTATCTGAATGAAACCGTTGAAGGGCGCGGCCCTTTGTCGGGCGTATATCAGATTCGCAGCGACGGCCCGGAGGGCGGTAAGGCCGACTTTATTCGAGGCGCAATAAACGAATATCGCCGCTACGCCAGGGATGAACTTTTGCGGGAATTTCCTGACTTGAAACGCCACCTGGACGAGAAAAAACGGGAACAATCCGGCAAGTACAATTTCTGATTGAAGGGGAAAACCATGACCGTATCCTCATCCATATCCAGAACCATCCACCTGACCAACAGCGCGGTGACTGATTACACCTTCAACTTCAAGGTCTTCGCCGCTGATGATTTGCGGGTGACGGTGGTGATTGACAGAGCCGACCACGACTTGACGTTATGGTCCGATTATGCCGTCTCGGGAGTTGGGGAGGAGTCAGGGGGGAAGATAAGCCTGACCGCGGCGGGGGCGGCCAAAGCCGGGGATGGCCACAGTCTGGTCATCTTGCGGGAGATGCCGTTTTTGCAGGAGATCGATTTTCGCGAACACGGCCGGATGCCGTCTGAACTGGTGGAGAAAGCCAACGACATCGCGGCCATGGAGCGGCAGCAGTTGATGGAGAAGCTGGGGCGGGCGATGCTGGGGCCGGCCGACACTACGGCGCCCCTGGATTACGGCGAGTTTGAGAAGCTGCGGGACGCGGCCCAGCAGGCCAGCCATGAGGCGGCGGCGGCGGCCGAGGCGGCCAATAACGCGCTCGGGGCGGCCAACGCGGCGGCGGATGCGGCCCAAGAGGCGGTGGTCAGGGTCAATGACGCTCTGGTCGGAATGGAGATGATACAGGCGACCGTTGAAGAAAAGCTGGCGGAGATTGAAATTATCGCGGCTGAAGCCGCCGCCGCCGCTGGGCGGGCCGGGGAGGAGGCGGACCGGGCCGCCGCGGCGGCCGGGGTGGCGGAGGGCGATTTGCCTCTGCCGGCAAGCCAGGCGGCCGTTGACGCGGGGGAAGACAACACCGGCTTTGTGACCGCCCGGACCCTGGCCAATATAACGCCGAAACGCCTGACCGTGAAGGACCTGGCCCCGATAACCGAAACTGAAAGCAAGGCACTTGCGGAGACGCCGGCCGGGGCTCAGGCTAAGGTTGAGAAGGCTTTTACAGACGCCAAAACGCTGATTGAGGAATTGCAAACGCAAATAGATGAATTGTCTAAAAGCGGGGCCGGGGCTTACCTGGGCGATATAAGGTTATTCCCCTTCCGTAGGACTGAATTACCTTTCGGCTGGTATTACCCTTCCGGGGAATATGTGGCCCAGAGTTCGGCCATAGGCGCGGCTTTGCTGGCCCTGCCGGCCAACCTGAAAAGCGACTGGGGCATAGTTATTAGCGGCGTAAATATTCGACTTTGCGACAATACTAAGTTTGTTTATGGGAGTTATTATGGTCGTTTCCCCCGCATGGCAGGTTATTATAATCCGGGGGTGGTCGAGGCTGACGCTATTCGGAATATTTCTGGTAATATGGGGGTAAGCAGGGCTATTAATAATACTACTCAAACCGGACCTTTTGCAAGTGCAACGTCAACAACAAGCGCCACTGGAACAGGAGGCGAAGCCTATCAACCCTACTTGATATCCTTTAATGCTTCCCGTGTCGTGGCCACCGCCGCCGAAAACCGCCCCTATGCCGTCTACATGACCCCGGCCATTTATCTTGGAGCGTAAACCATGACCCAAAAGATTAATTATTATTTTGATGATGATCGTGTCTATGCCGGTTCTTACCCGGCCCTGGAGGAAGCGGTCGCCCCGCCCGACAACGCCTTGTGGGTTGCGCCCCCGGACGGTCAACCTGAAGGTTACGCCATTGTGGCCAAAGCCGACCGGAGCGGCTGGGAAATCGTGCCCGATTACCGGGCGGACGGAGCCTATAACCAGGAGGGGCACTGGCAGAAAATCACCAGCCCTGGCCCTCTGCCCGACGGCTGGACGGTTGAACCGCCGGAACCGCCCTTCACTCCCGGCCCGGAATACGAACAGCGGGGCGAAGAATGGTGGAAGGTGCGTTTCAGCAAAAAGGACTTCCTGCTCTTGTGCGGAATCCCGCAAGTCGCCAAACTCAACGTGGCCGTGGCCGCCGGCAACGCGCTGGCCAAGACAGTTCATGACCTGCTGATGGCCTCTGAATATATTGACGTCACGGACCCGGACACCGGGCAAATGGTTCAGCTGTTGACCACCGAGGCGGCCGGGAGCGTCTTAACCGCCGACCAGGCGGAAACCATCTTGAAAGGCACAAAGTATGTGGAAGCGGATAAAACCTGAACTTCGCCGGTATTTCAAAAATCTGCTCATCGCCCTTGACCAGTTGGGCAACGCGGTTTTGGCCGGATACCCCGACGAGACCTTTTCATCGCGAGCTTACCGGAAAGCGCAAGCCGGCCAATGGTTTTGGCGGGCCGTGACCTGGGTGATAGACCGGGTCTTTTTCTGGCAAAAGGGGCATTGCCAGGCCTCATATGACTTTGAACTGACCAGACGGCATTCGCCGGGAGAGTTCACCAATGCCAACGGATAAAGAATTCAGCCAGGACCTGGGCAAAATCTATGACCGGCTGACCAGGATAGAAACCATGATGGAGGAACAGCGGCGATTGGACCATGCCAGCAGCATCGGCCCCCGGCTTCAAGCCTTGGAGGTCGCCTTCGCCACTATGCAGGGGAAAATGATCGGCATTGGAGCCGTCGTCGGGCTGGCTACCGGCATAATTATCAAGTTTATTTGAGGACAAGCGACCATTTTGTTAAGCTCAACAAAATGGCCGGGGGGGACTTTATGGCTAAAATAGCCTGGAAGGACATTGAAAAAGCGGCCAAAACTCTTGGCCTTGAACCTTGCGCCCTTTCCGCCGTCTGCCAGGTTGAAGCCGACGGCGACGGCTTTCTGCCGGACGGGCGCCCCAAGATTCTTTTTGAAGGGCATGTATTCTGGAAGGAACTGAAAAAGGTCGGAATAGCCCCGGAACAATACGCGGCGAGCAACGCCAATATTCTTTACCCCAAATGGACCAAAGCCCATTACCAGGGCGGGGCCAAAGAATATGACCGGCTGAACAGGGCCAAGCGCATTCATGAAGACGCGGCCTTGAAATCGGCTTCTTGGGGGGCCTTCCAGATCATGGGGTTTAACTATGCGGTCTGCGGCTGCGGCTCGGTGCAAGAGTTTGTGGAGGCCATGCACGGCGGCTATGCCGGCCAGCTGGAGATGCTAGGGGGCTTCCTGAAAGCCAACAATCTGATTCGGCATTTGAACTCGCGCAACTGGGCGGCCTTCGCCCGTGGCTACAATGGTTCAGGTTACACCGTAAATTCGTACGACGTAAACCTTCGTCAGGCTTATGAGAAATGTGTGATCAGTAAATGACCGGGCTGTTCACCAACCAGGAGCAAAAAATCAGCGGGGCCAAGCTGGTGCTGCTGGTGGCCTGCGCCCTGGCCGCGGCCTGGCTTTTGCGTGACCTTGTAACCAACCGGGAATTGTCCGAGTGGCACACGGTTCTTTTAAGCTTTTTGCTCACCATCGGCGCGGCCAACCGGATGTCGGCCAGAAAGCGGCTTCTGAAATTCGACCGGGAAGGGGCGACCATTGATGATCACGAAAATTAAAATAGCTCTGGCCTTTGCTCTGGTCCTGACCTTCGGCGTCTTGCTGCTGTATTGCCAGAGCCTGAAAGCGGACAAGCTGGCCCTGGCAGTTGTCCGGGAATCTTTGACAACTGAGTTGGCGGCCGCCCGGCAGGAAAACGGCCGCTTAAGCCGGGAGTTGGCGGCCAATTTCCGGGCTCTGGAGCAACGGGAGGCCGAGGCCAAAAAACTGAGCGCCGAGAAAGAAAACCTGATAACCGAACTTGAGGGTTTATATGCACAAGATCAAGAGTCTTATGACTGGGCTGCTGCTCATATCCCCGCTTCTGTGGTCAAGCGGATGCGCTGACAAGGCGGCCACTTGCCCCCCGGCCCGGCCCGCGATTCCCCCGGCTATTCTGTTGCAGGAGGTGCCCGAACCTGTCTTCCGGGGGAAGACGAACAGCGATCTGCTGAATTACGCCGTCAGCCTGCGGCAGGCCCTGCGGCTGGCCAACAGCGACAAAGCCGCCCTGCGGGAATGGGTGAGCGAAGCGGAGGCCCCGGACTGAGCCCAAAGGCCTCCGCCCCGCCGGCGTCACCCCGCCGCCGGCCGCGTGGCCGGGACGAGGCAGGGTTTATAGCCCGAAAGGGTGGCCCGGCATTGGTCCAGGGCCTTGTAGTCATCCCAGGTGCGGGTTTCGAGTTCGTGGATCTGCCGGTCGAGTTCGGTCTTTGTTTTGCAGATTTGGGCCAGGTTTTTGTAATTCTCAAGGGCGCGGGTGGCGCCTCTCTGGATCATCTCTTTGGCCAGGGCGAAATCCTCAGGGTCAATCTGGTGGGCCGCGGCCGGCTCCGGGGCCAGAGCCCGGTCGATGCGGGCCTGGACCCAGTCACAGGCCGGTTTGAGCTGGGAGAGGGTCAGGTCTTCGGCTTTGGCCACTCCGAAGGCGGCCTTGACCTGCTGCCAGGCGTCGCGGTAGCTCAAGGGGGCCAGGCCTACCCAGGTGGCGATCAGCCCGCCCAGGGCCTTGCGGTCCTTGACCGTGGACGGCGCATCCAACTGCCGGGGGGCCTCCTCCCCGGTCAGGCGGAAGCCGTCGCGGGCTCGGGCGGCCAGTTCGGCCTCCATGGCGTTGAAGGCCTCAATGTATCTGATTTTCCATTTGAGAGCCTCTTTGCCGGTGAAGCCCATCGCCAGAAGGGTGAAGCCGTCGCGGGTCATGGAGTAGGCAGGGTCTTTGCGGCTGGCATTGTTAGGGCCGGGGACATTAACGAACGTGGGCGCAAAATTGCGCTCACGATAATCAGCGTCACATTGTTCAACAATTTTACGGATTTGGCGCAATACATCTTTATGTTGCTTGCCAAAGTAAACGGCGACATCGGTGGAGAGGGTGCGGGGTTGTTCGTTGACGAGGGAAACAACGGGAGCGGGGTTGATGGGAGCGGTCATGATGACCTCCTACATTTTTTTGATTGGCCCCCAAAAAGGGGCCGGGCGCTCAAAACAGTCGTAGGAACTGCGGACGTATTTCCCTCGCGGGTATTTTATTAGCCCACGCCCGGCGAAACTCGCTGGGCATAAAAAAACCGAGACTGACAGGCCGGTTACCGCCTACGTGGTGTTTTGAGCACCTAGTAAATAGTAAAGCACATAATAGGGGGGATGTCAATCAGATTTTTTAAACCTGTCCACAATAAACGCGCCGCCCAAACCGAAAGCAGCCATGGTTATTACCAGGGCCGGCCACCAAAAAAATAAAAGCAAAGCCTGCCACAGCGCCCAGCCCCAGACTTTAATCGCGCCGATGCAGCCGCAGATAGAGCCGATCAATGGGATATAAGCCAAAAATAAGCTCACAGGGACGGCCAACAACAGATGCCATCCCCAATAGCCGATGAAAAATGAACATACGGCGTATAGTTGGACAAGTCCCATAACAACAAAACCAATAGAGACAATGGGCCTAATTGTTATGCCAATAATATTTGTTAGTTTCGACATGCAGACACCTTTTTGCCCTTGGGCTCTAATGCTTAGACCGTGTGAATTTTTTCACGAGCGCATCCCAAGAGTCCATAGCCTTGTTGAAGTCATCAGAAGAATACAAGGCCGGATCAGCCGGCGTGTTCCATAAGGGCGGCTTATCTCCTTCAACGATCAGGGCTTTAAGTTTTTGGGCTCTCTGGGTTTTGCGATGTTTCAATTCCCGCAACAGATGTTTGACCATTTTAGCGTCATCCCTGTTCAAAGCATACATCTGTTCCAGCTCTTCAATAGTCTTCTTGAAGAAAGGACGTTCCGCCATGATACCATCCTCCGGCCATTTGCTTTGATGCGGTCATATGAAGTTTGAAGGGGATAATAACATACTCCACCCAAGCCCGCAAGGAGGTGAGCCGCAGTGAAATAACGACAGTTTGCAAGCATTGACCATGAAGCAAAGGCGTTGGGCGGGTGTGCCTACCCGCCCAACGACCGGATGAGTGAAGCATCCAACCGGGATAAACCCCGCCCTTGCGGGCCGTACGACCTTAAGGGCAATAATATCACGAGGTTGGATATGAAACAGCAACAAAATATGGGGGCCATCTGATGGCCAGGCGCAAGAAGTGGTTTTTAAGCCGCCTGTGGCTGGTCAAGGACCGCAGCCTGGCCCTGAGCATGTTCAAAGATATGGGCCTGAGCAACGACCAGGCCAGGGCTTTAATCAAGAGATTCTGGGACGGGATTCCGGTGAAGTCCATCGGGGAAGTGACCGAAGGGGAGCTGCGAAGGTATCTGCCGGCCTGGGACCGCTGGGCCCAGAACTGGTGCCGGGAGCACCGAGAGAAATTCAGCGGCGAGGAACTGGAAACGCTGGGGCTCGGAGCAAGCTCCGCCGGGCTGGGAAACCGCTTGAAAAAGGGCGGCTGAGCGGTTAAGATGATGGCGGGGCAGTCCTCCGGAAAGGAGGGTTGCCTAATGGCACAGTTCCTTATGGACGTTTTAACCGCCGTTGTGGCGGGAGTCCTTGTGGCCCTCATCGTTCGTCATCTTGATGACTAAATGAGAATGCCCCTCTGGGAACTTGCCATTCTCAGAGGGGCGGTTTGCTTGATTCTAACCAAATCAGGAGGACTTGCCCCAAGGCCGGGAGTGCACAAACGCTCCCGGCTTCTTTTTAAATATACCCACCCTGGGGCGCTCTGTCAAGCCCGCTTAACTTAGCCGGCTCCGGCCGCGGCAGTCGGAACAAAGGAACTCGGGCACATCCGATTGAAAACGGTGATATGGTCGGGGTCGTTGCCTTTGAAGGCGCACAAAGTCACCGAAACGCAGGGCCGGCAACAGCTCCGGCGGTTCAGGAAGTTTCTGAGGCTGTCGGCCCGGAGGTAATTCCCGTCATTACGGAAGGCCGTAAGAGTATCCGCGCCGTCGGTGAATTGGATTTGATCGGTGTTGTTGGCCGGTATGGACCCGCTCAAAAGGCAGATGCGGATACAGGCGTTATCGCCGACAGAAGTAAAAAGCCGGTTGACGGTCAAGGTGACAAACCCGGCGGTGGCAGTGCTGACACTGGTGACGACAAACGGTTGAGGCTTGCAACAGGACATATGCAAGTTCGCTCCCTTTCTTTATTTATAGTGTTCATCCATGCTTTTTCCCTCATGGTCGCCCATGCGCTTAATCATGCGACAGGCGTCATGAAGGCTCAACACGGTCTCGGATGTCAACTTGAGCATCTTCAGCTCCATGGCTGTCAACGGCTTGTGGAGCATCTTCTCGCAAGTCTCCTCCAGTTCCATTGCCAGACGGGTTTTCATTTCGTGAATCGATTCCATTCGGTTCCCTCTCCTGTTTTACCTGGGGCCGGCCCCCAACGGTTGTATTGGTGCTGGTGATAAATCGCCGGCCACCAGGCGTGTTGGCCAACCAATAGAGTCCATAGCCCAATAAGATGCCAATAAATGCTCCGTGCATAAACTCTCGCTTTCCGGCGTTTTTAAAGGGCCGGGACAACAGCCCCGGCCCGCACGCGCATAGAAGATTCCGCAGCATCAGCCGCAGCAACAATCCCGGTCGTTCCGGTCATTGCGCACCATGACCGGCGCGGGCTGAAAGTTGAAGGGGTTGATGAAGGGGGAGCCGCCGGCGGCGTAGAACGGCGGGCGGTCGGGTTGTCGACATTCGATCTGGTCAAGCCGATGACCGATGGCGCAGTTCCCCGCGTTGATGGCGTTCATGGTCTCCTGCTGGAGCAGTTTCCCGCCCAGAGCCAGATTGTTGTCCCGCAGGTCGGAGATCTTGGTATTAAGGGCCAGAACTTCGGCCTGGTGGGCCAGACGCTCCTGGTTGTTGATGACCCCGGCGATGCCCTCTTTAATCTGGCAGGTCTGATTGTCCAGGATATGGACGATGGCCCCGGTGTCCACCGCGTTCTGCTTTTCGATGGCCCCGGTGCGGCAGGCGATTTCAGTTTCGATCTTGGCCAGCTGGGGGTCCATGAAATTGCCGTAGCGGTTGATGGTCATCATCCCGGCGCAGTCGCCGTCACGATGCCCGCCATGACCGCCGCCGTCATGGTGCCGGTTGCCGCCCCATATGCCGGCCACAACAACAAAAAAAATCAGCAGGATGGCAATCAGATAAAGCCCGGCGCCGTGGCCGCCGTGGCCGCCGTAAAAGCCGCCGCTTCCGATGACATCTTCATTGACGTTAATGCTCATGTCTTACCTCTTTTTTAGTGGCGGGAACTTATTAAACCCGCCGGGTTGCGGTTGGGCCCCCATTTGGGGGCTGCTGCTTATTTCAGTTTCAAGGCCTTTCAGTTGATTGCTCAGATTGGGCGACAGGCGGTTAAGCAGACCGGAGGCGACCGGATTGTTAAGCAGACCGAACATGCCGCTTATTTGCTGTTTCGATATTCCGGCGACCTGGATAGCCCGAAGCAAATCAGCTTTGGAGTCCTGAAAACCTCCGGAATTCATTTTTTGCCAGGCCGTCACCAGGCTTGGCGCATATTTCACAAGATCTTTGTTGTTATTCAGAAGCGAGAACGCCCCCGACAGCATGTTTTTCAGATTCATTGCTTACCTCTTTTACCTCTTGCGGCGCCCCGGTCAGCTTGTCGATGAGAGACATAAGTTTCTCCCGGGCGGCGCGTTCTTCCTTAAGTTCCGACAGAAGCTTTTCGTTGATCTGTTCCTGGGTTAAGGGGACTTCGATTTCGCCCAGTTCGATTAATCGGTCACGATAACCGGCGGCGGTGGTTTCCAGTTCCCGGAAAGCATCGAGGGATACGCCTATCTCCTGCGGCTGGCCATTCGCGTTCGTTGAAAAAATCCGGCCGTCTTGGAACCAGGCCAAGAATTGATTGCTGTAGTTGTTCATGGATAAATTGGCGACGGTCGTGGAATAAGGAGAGTTGTACAATTCGGCCTCCTAAGGCAAAAAAGAAGGGCGGGTTTAAGATACGGTTAATATCTTAAACCCGCCCAATTAGCCTTTGCGGCCATAATTATGTTCTGATCGTGCTTAAACTGGGGCTTGTTTGGCCGGTGGCGGCGGCTTTCCTTTTGCCTTGATAATCTGATAACGCGTTATCAATCGGTTATCAGGCCACCCGGAAAGCCTTGGCCGGCATAGGCGTTCGCGGGTTCGATCCCCGTTGCCCGCTCCAGTTTTATGTTTTAAAATTAAATACTTGACCATCCTTAACCCTTTGAGAGTCCGTTATCAACCCGTTATCAGAAATGATGACGGACTTTCGCTTTTTCAGTATCTCGCGCATGGCATTCCCTTCGGTCCGCACGTAGCGCTCGAAAGCCTTGTTGGTTCTGTGTCCGGTTGCCAGGCGCACTTCTTCAAAGGTGGCTTGTTGGCGAATGCCCATTGCGGTTGAGTGCTTGGTGCCAGGGTAAAGGGACACGCCGGAGATTCCCAGTCTGCCACAGGCTCTTTTCCATGATCGGTAAATGACGTTATGCCCAAACGTATCGCCCATCTTAGTGCCGCCCTTGATTGCTTTCATATGCCTAAAAAACGGCATTGATGAGTCAAAGGCATGGGGCAGGGCGCGGACTATCGCCAGGTCTTCGTCAAGCAACGGAACGATTTTAGACTCCTTTTCTTTTGGATGCGGGATTATCAGCAGGCCCCGCTGTCGGTCAACCTGCCCTTCGGTCAGGCTTCGCATTTCGCCCGGCCTGATGGCGATATAAGTGGCTAACCATTTGATACAGAGCCAGACCCGGAAAGGTTCATGGTCTTTAATGTTCTCCAATATCGATTCCTGCGTGTGAAGGTCTACGGTATCCCTGAAGGCCATTTGGACATGGCCTATTGGAGGCCATTTTTTTAAGGCGGGAATATCATAACGGTCTGTAGCCCAGGCGAAGAATTGTTTCAGGGCCATGGAGACATTAAGCCGGGTTTTGGATGCGCCCGGATAAGAATTAAGAAAATCTTCTATTTCCGCGTATTTGATGCTTTTTATGTTGGCCCCTTGCCATTTTGCCTGAGCTCTTTCTATGCCGCTTCTAAATGAAGTGATGGACGACTTTTTAAGTTGAGACCCCTTAAGCAAGAGCCACTCGTCGGCCAGCTTGTCAAAGGCCAGAGGTTTGCTTTTGACTTGATAATCCCGGGCGTCGAATTGACCGCTGCCCTCTTGGAACCTCAGCCCGGTCAGGAATTGCAGAGCGGCCGGATAATTGTTGAATCGCTTGGTTATCTTTTCGTAACGGACCACAAATTTTTGTGGGGCCTGCTCAGGGTGATTCGGGCAGAACAAGCCCCTGGGTTCCTGCGATTTGAACCGGGAACCACAAACAGGGCACGTCTGATCGGAATGGATGCTTCCTTTCATAACAGCCTCATATGTCAAATATGATGTGCCCATTGTGGTTGACTCCACCGGGCAAACCTCTATTATGGGAGACTTGCCCGGAAAACGGTAGACTTGCGATTATTCTGGAACCGTGAGTATAATTAAAAATTTACCTGAACGGCCGCTACGATACCGCCCATGATGTAATCCACGCATGGAATCGCTACGCTGTTACCGATGGCGGAGTATCGCTTGCTGTCGGAAATGAATCCGCCATCCGCTCCGCGAGCGGTCCATTGGTCAGGAAAACCTTGAAGCCGTTCGCATTCAAGCGGAGTGAGGCGGCGAACCGTAGGGCCATTACCGGCAATGTATGGCTGTTCATGATTGCAATTGAGCGATGGGGCCAGATCGTCGCAAATCTCCGCGTTGCCCTGCCCGTGTGCCACGCAAATAAGTGGCGCGTTTCTGCCGCTGGCATTGCTGTTCGTGTTCAACGTATTTGCGACATCGCCCGTCCGCACTTCGCCAATTTGGTTTTGATGGACGGCCAAGGCGGTATAATCCGTCACACGGTTTTGATGATCGCCCGTCAGGGTGTTGACCGTTGAGCCGTCCCCATTGCCGCGGGCGTCATACGTCACCGCGTTGTCATTCGCCGCTACTGGTCGATTGTCATTTGCCGGCGAAGGGCCGTTTCCAGCACGTCCGGCAAGTCCTTTCCCCGCCGTTCCGCCCGGCGCAAAATGCCCTCGCAAGCCTTCGGGCTTAAAAAGTATTTCGGCGGCACGTCGGCCTCCAAAATCTGCGACAAGGAAGATGCGACGGCGACGCTGGGGGATTCCCCAAAATTGGGCGTCCAGCACGCGCCAGCCAATGTCACATCTTCCGCCTCGAACCATTCCGGCTCCTGCCCATCGTTTAGTGTGAGGCATTGGAACTTCGGTGTTTGCGAAGGACTGGAGAACGGCCTTAAAATCCAGCCCGTCATTGCTAGACAACGCTCCTGGCACGTTTTCCCAAATAGCCCAAGTTGGATATTCGCCATTTGTCGCACTCCGCATGTCTTCGATTATTCGAATTGCTTCTCCGAATAAGCCGGACCTTGCACCGGCCAGCCCGGCGCGTTTCCCGGCCACGGATAAATCCTGGCATGGGGAACCGAAAGTGATGATCTCCACCTGTTCAATATCGGCCCCGTTAATTCCCGTAACGCTTCCCAAGTGTTTCATGTTCGGGAAATGACGGCGCGTGATGCTGATACAGGCGGCTTCGATTTCGCTGGCCCAGACCGGTGTAATTCCGTGCCGTTGCGCCGAGTAAGGGAAGCCTCCTATCCCGTCAAAAAGCGAGCCGAGTTTCAACCTTTTCCAGCTTCCCTTTTCGCCCTCTCGGCCTCAGCTTCTTCGCGGGTCAATTTGAGCTTATGACCGATGCAAGCGGCATCGAAAGCCTCATAGTCGTTGCCGTAGTCTCCATCCTCTATATCAAGGCAACCAATCATATGCTGTCCGTCACGATGGGCGTGAACGCTATCAATGACCCACTCGCGGATTTCGTCGCCGTTCCATTGCCATAAGTGCTGACCAAGCTCGATGGGGAAACCTTGCCATACGAATTGAGCAAGATCGGCCGGCTTCTCTTTGTCAGCTTTCTCGGATGCTTTGAGTTCCGCTATTTTGTCGGCGCGAGCGAGTTCCATCAGCCATTGATGAATGTCATAGGCGAGTTGCTCGTTGTCACAATGTATTACGTATGCTTCTAAAGCGTGTCGTGCCGTCACGTCTTTATCTGGACGTAACACAAAGCAATCCTCTACGGGCTCACCATTTCGCGCTTTATAAACGCGATACTTGACTTTGAGGCCGATATAGCCATCGTCATTATACGGCGGCAGTACCACAAGCCGCCCTTCCTTGTCGGCCTTTTCCCATTCGGCCGCCGCCGCCAGCTTCGCCAATTCCTCTTTGGCCTCAATCACTCGTTCCGGCGAGTAGTAATCGTCGCGGGAAATGATGTGTTCGCACATTGTTTTGAGTTCGTCGCCGCTCCATAATTCCCGAAGCTGAGTCATGTTGTCCCAATCGCTGCAACTCATCATTCACCTCCCTTGCTTTCGGCGGCTTTGAGTTCCGCTATTTTGTCGGCGTAATATTCGCGGCAATCTTTCTGAAAAGGGCAACGGTCGCAAAGGGCCGCCAAGAAGCCCATAGGAGCTTGCCATTTAGCCGCATCTTCTTTATAAATCGCGCAGTCGCCGTTATTGTCCCAATAACAACTCCCGCAATTGCCGGAAGCATACCCGCAAGCATAACAATCAGCGACATACTGGTTAATCGCCGTTTTCAGCCGTTCCGCTTCGGCTTTCCACTTATCGCAATCATCACAACTCATCAAAATACCCCCTTTGAATTTAACTGATAAAATGTTTCGCGCCCTTGCGTCGCTCTGCCAGTCCATGCCTTTGCGATGATCTGCTTTGCTTGGCTTTGCTCCCGCGATGCTTCCTTCGCCGGGCTATGCCTTTCCATCGCCTTGTCGTGCCGGGCTGGGCCACGCCATCGGCGCCACGCCTTGCCTTGGCAATGCTGTACTGGGCTTCGCTATGCCCTTGCCGTGCTACGCCTTGCCTTGCCACGCCTTCGCCTCGCCTTGCTCCAACGTGCATTGCCTTTGCCGCGTCGCGCCGGGCTCATCCTTTGCGCCGCCTTGCCAGGCGGTGCCTCGCCATGCCTTCGCCTTGCCGCTCTGCTCTTGGCCATGCACCTATCAGATGCCGTTGCTTTGCTTTGATGCGCCGGGCCTTCGCCCTGCCGTGGGTAGCTCCGCCTTTGCTGTGCTTTGTGACGCTTCGCCTTTGCCGTGCTGTGCGACTCTGCGCCGCGCCTTCGCTTTGCGGAGCCCAGCTTTGCCTTTGCCATGCTTTGCAATGCTCCGCCGAGCCTCGCCGTTGCTCAGGGCACAAGGCTCCACTCAAAGCGGCCCTTGCCGGAATTGCGCCATTGACCGATTCCTCGCCAAGCCCCGTAATCAAGCCACTCGCGCACGGCGGCCTCGTGCTCATCCGACATACAAAAAATGTCGATGTTCATATGCGAGCCCGGCGGAATCGTCTCACTGTTGGCCAGCGCAACCCGTTCTCCCTGGGCAGTTTGCGCCCGAAGCGGCCTCTGGCATGAACCGATCTTGCCGTCAAAGACAACCGGTATCTGCCGGGGCTTTACGAAAATCAGGCCGTCAATGACTTTCTTATAGGCTGTCAATTTGGCACTTTCATTGACAGGCTTTTTCTTTCCCTTTTCGCTCTTGCCGCCAAGACGGCTCAACATTCCGCAGGCGTCTTTGAAAAAACCTTTAATCTGATAATCGTAGAGACAAGGCCAGCCATCTTCATCGCGGGGAAATACGGTCATCCCGTTTTCAACCACGCCATCAATGCCCACGGCGGCGACCTCATCCTCAATCGTGCCCGCGTCTGGGGCCTTAGAGGCGATAAAATCCCGGTAAACGTCCTGATTGCTGGGCATGGTTCCAAGCAATTCCTCGGTGAACGTCAATCTGACAGGTAAAATTTTCATGATAAATCATCCCCTTGCATTTGATGGATGCGCGCCCCCCCGGTCACGTGGATTGGATTATTAGCCTGAAACAAAAGAGAAGAAAGTTCCCGCGAGTGAAAGGCGCTTGGTTTTCCTTTTAGTCCGTTACTGGCTATGTATCTAGCCAGATCCAGCCTTCTGGCCTTCAGAGCCAAACTTGCCGCGCCGATAAACAGCATGGACCGCGTCGGCTCATTTTCCGTCAAAGGTTCAATCCCAAAAGCCGCCGCTGTTTCATAAAGACAGGCTTCGATATAATCGCCCTGATAGATCAGGGCACTTACTTTGCTGTGAATTTCTTCTGTCGTGCTCATAATTCGTGCTCCCCCGCGTCTCGGATGCGCGGCCCCCGACGATATGTCATCCGTACATAAACATCAAAACCACAACCCCGCCCACGGTCAGGAAAAAAACCACGGCCGACACTGCCTCTATCACGATCTCTTTAATGCCCATTTGGCAAAGCCCCTCTTTTGTTTGATGTCAATTTGCCCTGATTCGCCGGGGGGCGGTCATTTCCAGATTTGTTTCCAGAGCCCGCGCTTTTTCTGCCAGGCTTCGAAGGCATATTCAGAGCCGTATTTTTCGGCCGCCCAGAGATATTTTTCGCGGGCGCCCTCGTAAATCAGCCCCCCCTTGACTTCGATTATTCTTTGGGAACCGTCACTCATGGCCAGCATAAAATCCGGCGTATACGTACATTGTTTAGCCAATATAAGTTTGTGTTTTTCAAACTCACAGCGGACCACTTCACCGATTTTTTCCAGCGGCCAGATAAACATCTGGTAAAATTCGAGTTCATCGCTGTTCATCTGCCCCCTGACGTAGACGTGGCGGCGGCCGGCCCGCTTCCTTCCCGGATTAAATCTCATGGTCATATTTCCTCCCTCTGTCAGGTTTTGGCGGTTTAAAGGGGCGCCGCGGCCTTCAAATTCTCTGCTCCGTTACCGGCGATTGCGGCAGCCGCCGATAGCTTTGGCCGTGAAACTCCAGGACCAGGCCGCCGTTTTCGATAAGCCGGTCATAGGCGCGGGGGCCTAAAGCGTCCTCCAGGTCTATTGGTTTGCGGCGGCGTTCCTCTTCCGTGCCAAACTGTTTGGGATTGTCTTTGGCCGGACGCGGCAGATTGGAGAGTACCGCCGTCGGCAGCATGGCGTTATACCTGGAATCGATGACGTTGATCATCAGCGTCTCTTCCGTACCGGTTCCGAACTGGACGCCAACTTCGTCGATGACCAGCAGGTCCGGCTTGGTGAAGTCTTCCATGGCCTCTGATTCGCTTCGCCTGTTGCCGGTGCCGGTCCAGCTTTCCTTGATGGCCTTGTATAGGTCATAAGCCCGGACGTAACGGGCGTTGAAGCCCTGCATGATGACCGACCGCAGGACCGACACGCCCAGATGAGTCTTGCCGTTGCCCACGTCGCCGATCAGGGCCAGACACCGCCCGGCCTCCAGGTGTTGGGTGAAGTTGTCAGCATAGGCCTGAACCAGGCTGAGGATTTTCTTCTGGGCCGAAGTGGCCGGGAGATAGTTATCAAAATTCTTGTCGGAAAATCGTTTGGACAGGCCGGCCTGATTGAGTCGGCGCTGAAACGACCTGCGCTTTTCGGCCTCTTTTTCTTCGGCGGCCCGCGCCTTTTCAGTTTCTTCCAGGCAGGCGAAGCATGAAGTCCATATCCCATGGTGCGGGAGGTAAGTGGCTTGGTATTCGCCGTGGACCGGACAAGTCAGCGTTTTTCGCTGAAACGCCGGGCCGGCTGTGATTTTTTCCATATTGCAAACCTCTCGGAGTTAAAAGCTTTTCACCGGATCGTAGTCTTCAGGGTCAATCTGAGGCGGCGCATCCCTGGAACGAGGTTCCGGGGCGTCGTCGAAATCGCCGTTGAGGATTTTGCCGATGGTGTTCGGCTTGATGAACCAGCCGAACTTCATGCCTGAGAAAAAATTCCCGTCCCTGCCCGGTTTTTCCCTGCGCAGGAAGGCGGACGCTCGGGCGCGTCTGGCCGTAGCGTCCCAGAAGTCAGGCCCGGCCCGTTGCGGGTCTGCGGCCAGATGGTCGGCCAAATCCGTCAGCATGTTGTCGGTGTGTATGATGGCGGTGGGGGCGGCTTCCGGCCAAATTTCCGTGAAGACATCCCTGGCGGTTTTGAACAAACGGGCCGCGTCGCCTCTGGTCGGGGCCTGATTCGGCGGAGCGGGAGCATCAACGCGCGCGCGCGGTGGAGGTGTATATATATATTCTTCTTCTTTACATTCTTGTTTGTGGCCCTTTGTTGGCCCTTTTGCCGGCCCTTTGCTGGCCCTTTGTTGGCCCTCCTGCTGGCCCTTTGCTGGCCCTTCGTCTTGGTAACTATCCCAATTTATTATAGTTATAACGCTATATTTGCTGGCCGCCCTGATGGCCAAAAATTCAACTTCTTTCAGCAGTTCAAGGGCCGTTCTGATTTTTTTCTCGGTGGTTCCCAGTTCTCTGGCCGCCATGGCTCGCCCGAATATCAACTGCCCCGGCTCCAGCTCAACCACGCTTGATCCGATTATCTGTTTTCGGTGCCGATGGCCCGCTTTCAGCAGACACCAACTCATAAGCTGCCAAGCCCCTGGGTTACGAATCAGGTCGTTATCAAGGCTTTTGCGCCAAAGTTTGACATAACCCCTGTGCATGTTTGGCCTTTCGAATCAGCCCCACTTTGCCGAAGGCGGGCGGGGGCGGGCCGGTTTGAGGGGGCAACCCGGAAGCTGGTCAGCCTTTCATGTTTTTGAGATAAATAAGGGTCTGACGGCCCTGGCCCTCGGTCAGCTCGGAGGGGTCGCCGGTCTCATATTCGGCGGCGATGTCCGGCGGCAGATGTCCGGGGACGCCCAGCCGGGTCAGCTCTTTTTCAATGGCCTGGAGGGTGGCCGGGGTGAGTGTCTGGGTGTTCGGCGCCGCTTCCTCGCCTTCAGAGGGGGCCGGCTCGGCCTCGATGATTTGCTGCTCGATGTCTTCAGCCGTCACGGCCGCCGATTCTGCGGGCCCAGTCTCGAAGGCCGCCGATTCCGCCCGGCCCATGTCATACATTTCTTCGGCGGTGTGCAGCCCCATGGCGATTTCGGGCGCGTAGGCCCGGACAAACCAGCTGGCCGCCCGGTACATAAGCATCTGCTCAAGCATGGTCTGCCATTTGGACCCGGCCTTGCCATACCAGCCCTCTTTTTTGGCCAGGCTGAGGGTTATGGTCGAACCTTCCAGTCTCTGGCCGGAATCCTTTTCCACGGCCCAAGCGGTGCAGCCGTAGTCATCGGCGCCCTTCCGGCCGGTGAAGTCATAACGCAAAGCGGTGAAGCGGCCGCACATGTTGAACGTCGCGATCAGGAACTGGGCCGACCAGGCGGGAGTCCCGTGGACGACATAGAGATTTTGCATAACCATCAAAGGGTCGGCGCCGAGGCGTTTGGCCATGTTCAGGGCGATCATGCAATTGCCCAGATTGCCTTGGTAATGTTTGGGGACCAGGGTTGATTTGGCGAAGACCACGGCCACCCGCTGGGCCAGGTTGAAGCTGGGACCGTCGAAAAAGCCGATGGAACTGGCGTCATCCCCCGGCCTGGCCTGAATCGCCGGCGGGCCGGCCGCCTCAATAGGCTGTCTGTTCTGATTCATTGTTATCTTCCTTTCTGTAGACCCATTCGGGCAGGTCAATGGCAACTATTCTTTCCGGGTAGCCGGGCCAGCGGCCCCGGGCGGCGCATTCCGCATAGGCGGCCAGGGCCCGCCGGCATTCCCGGCCGCCCCTGGCTATGGCCCGGTCCTCAATCTGGAACAGGGCGGAGACTTCCGGCGCGGATTTGTCGGCCACGGCCAACAGAAAGGCGCGCGGATTGCGCCCGGCCATGGCCAGGGCCCGCATATACCACCAGGCCTGCCGGTGATAGCCCCGGAAATATATCTCTCTGGCGAACTCGCCGGGGGCCGCGCTGCGCATGGATTTGAGGTCGAGCACGATATCGCCGAAGCCGGGCTTTTCGAAGATCAGATCAAGACGGGCCTTGCAGGGAACGACTTGGGCATCAATTTCTTCTTCCCAGAAAATAGACGCCTCTTTGACCGAGGTCGGGTTTTTTATCAGGGCGGCAATGTAACTGTGGCCGAAAAGACCCCGCGCCAGCGGCCTGATTTCATCATATTGCCGGCGGGTGAGGATGGTCTTGCCATTGTTTTCGGCGGCGGCCTTTTCTTCCTTCCCCGCCCTGGTACTGCCCGGATTCGCCTTGACGTGATAACGGCGGCTGAATTCTTCCGGCTCCAGGGTCAGGCAGTGAAAGGCCGAGCCGATCAGCATGGCTTCGGTCTGTTCTTCCCGCTCGCCGTCCTGCCAGGCCTTGAACTTGGCTGGGCAATCCAGCAGCTTGGAAATTCCCGAATTGCTCAGGGCTTGGGCGCGATGGTATTCCTCCGGCGGGATATGTTGGATGGCGGACAGCATCAATACCTCCCCGTTCTGTCGGCATCGGCGTCGCGCCAAGTCAGAGCCAAACAGGACAGGGCCTCTTTCAGGCCGCCGGTGTTCAGGCCGCAGCTTTCGCATTCAGTCATAAAATCGCCCATCGTCTTAAACGGTTTGAGCTCGTCCAGGAGGAGGTTTATTTCTTCGTAAACCTTCCCGCCGGCGGGGTCGATGTCGCTCAAATCTTTCAGGGTCATCTTTTCAAGCTGTTCGGTCATGGCGCGCTCCTTTCGGTTAAATCCGCTCAAGATGGCCCGCCGCGGCGGGCTGTGTTGAAGGGATTCAAGGCAAGAGGTTCAGGCGGGGGGTTGGTCAGGCCGAGGCCCGTTTAGAAATTTGTTGACGAAATAGCACTGGCCTTTGCCGGTGACTTTCGGGGTGCGAGTGATGCGAATCGAGCCGTCAGGGTTGGCGACCGTGCGCTCTTTAATTTGCATCAGGCCGGAATCCACCGCTTTTTGGGTTGGCAGGTTGTAACGGTCGCCCTGCTTGTTGAGCCAGCCGTCTTCACGCAGGAGCGCAAAAAGGCGGTTCTGACCGATATTGACCCCGTTCTGGCGGAGGACGGTGGCCAGTTCTCCGACCAGAATAGAGGTCTTGGAAGCGTCAACCGCGTCGGCGAAGATGGTTTTGGGGCGGTCGGCCTCTACCTTGTGTTCAAGTTCCTCGCGCCTGGCCCGCTCGGCCTTCAGGTCGGTGGCCAGGCGGATGAGGGTGTCTGGGTTAAGCAAGGCCTCCTCAATCTTCGCCGGGGTCAGGTAGCCGCCGTGCTTGCGGATGGAGGGCAGGACTTCGCCGGCCAGCCATTTTTGATAAGGCAGGGCCCGGGGCTTGTCCGAACGGGCAAGGAAGAAATAGACGCCTTGCTCGGTCAGGCAAAGCATGTCCTGGGTGCCGCCAAGGGTCGCAATCGGTCTGCTACCCTTCCACTCATCAGGAACGGCGGCGAAGATGGTTGGCATGTTGGTTGAGCCATAATCCAGCCCGGCGGCGATGTCTTTGCCGCAGAACCAGGCGGCGCCGTCGGCGTCGACATAGATGCGGACCTGGCCAAATTGCTCATTCTGAAAAATCTGAAGGTCGTTCATTGTTCGTCCTTTCCGTGCCGGGCTTGGCCCCCCGGCTGGGCTGAAAGTGCATTATTCAAACTCCGGCATGGCACTTGTCCAGAACGGGAGTTAGTTCATCGTCCGTTTGGCCGCCTTTCGTTTTTCAAAGCACTCTTGTGTGAATATATTTGGATACTTCCCCGTATCCCTCCCGTATTGGCAGGAAGGGGCTGGGTTGTAGCCGCTTTCGGAGACCATAACCCGATAGAAATGGGCGCATTTTTTACAGTTAAATTTCACGCATCACCACCCCACTGCCGGGCTTGGCCCCCCGGCTGGGCTTGATGGTTATTTAAATGGCCAGCTCTTTTCCCATTGCCGCCATCTTTTTGATTGATTGCCGAAGGGCGGTCTTTTCTGATTTATAGTGCCCAATCGCAAACCAGTAAGAGCTGCCGCCGTAACTCTGGCCGTCGTTGCTCACAGCAACCGCCATAATGCCGTAGTCGCCGTTTTCGATGAACTCAACGCCGTATTTGCCGCAAACTGTATTGATCTTTTCCATGTCATCCGCCCCCTTTTTCAGTGTTTTCAGTCGGTTTGGCCGCCGGGATTCACTCCCCGCCGGTTCTCTTTATGATAACGAGTGTTCCATTTCTCTCTCTGATAACGTCTACTTTGTTCCTGGTCGCCGGCCTCCTGGTCTTCGGCCAAGGCGTCGGCAACAGGCTCAATGGGATGCCCAAGGCGGCGAACTGGTCGAGCCGCTCAGGGCTGATGTTCCTGTTCTGCAACAACTTGCAACAGCCCCTGGCGCTGATGCCGAGCTCTTTTGCAAGGTGCAGGAAAGTCAGCCGCCGGGCCTTTAACCAACCTTTTAGCTTGTCGTATCTGTCCGGTTTTGGTAAACTGAAAATGCGGTTCATGTTATGAACTTTCTCTTGGGTTTTTCGTCGGCCTTCAGGCCGAATCAAAGTGGATTCGTCCCCGGCCGGGTTTTGGGAATAAGGTTCATGGCGTGAACTTGTAATTAGATAATATGGAATTCGTGAGTTTATGTCAAGGGGAAAAATATGGAAATCGACAATTTTTACCCTTGCTTTTAAAAAAGCATTGGAAATTTATGGCCTTAAGCAAAAAGATATCGCTGAAAAAATTGAAATGCCTACGGGTCGCGTGAGCGAATACGCCACAGGCAAAACGGACCCGACTATCGAAAACGTGAATAAGATTGCTGCGGCCCTGGGCCTGTCCATATCTGATTTTTTCGCGTTGGCCGAAAATGACCCACCCCACGGCAAAGCCCCGCCGCCGGCGATTGTTCCGCCGCCTCAGCCCTCGGGCCTTGCCCTGGAGCGGGAAAACGAACTGTTGCGGCAGATAGCCGGCATGGTCAGCACGATAACCGATATGGTGAGTGAGCGGGGAATGCTGGCCAGCGAACTCTTGGCCAAAGATGCGAAACTGGCCACGGTCATTGAGGCTCTGCGGCTGAAAGACCTTGAACTGGTCGAAAAAGACGGGATAATTAAGCAGTTGGTTGAATTATTAAAGGAAGCTGGGTTAGAAGATATTATCCCTCCCGCCTTGCTCCTCCGAGCGGAGGGGATGAAGATGACGGGCGGCAAGTGGTGACGTTGCATTGAAGGGGCCGGCCTGACTGGAGTTCAAAAGTAGGTGATTTTGATGGTAGTTTTATTATTTAGGCAGGAAAATGTCAACAATCAAATTGGAAGGGTCTCTTGATGTTTCTTCGATTCATAGGTTTGTGAATCAGTTTATAGATGATGAACGTAGCCCACGTAGCAATGAATTTTTTGTTGATATGTGTAGTGTCAAATTTGTAACGCCGGTCGGTGTAACGTCTCTTGTTAATCTACTGACTTATCTTGGTAAAAGCGGCTGTATAATTATTGTTCAGTACCCGGACCGACCTACTGAACCTGTTAAATATTTAGACGACTGCGGTTTTTTCTCGCATTTCGCCGGCAAGCCGTTAAGGCCTCATGCCAAGTGCCGCAGTACCACTATACCCTTAAAGATCGTAGGTTATGCCGAGTATGACAGCTGGCTGGAATATTCCGTATTCCCATGGTTGTCTTCGCACCTCGGATTTGACATAAAAAGAGAATGGCCGTCTTTCTACGCAGTTATTGGGGAAATATTTAATAATATTAACGATCATGCGGGACTCGATGACTGTATTGCCTCCACGATAATGCAGTATTTCCCTAAAAAAAATGAAATAGAAATTGCAATTTCTGATTATGGAATCGGCATTCCGGCTCGCGTTAGAAAAGTTTTGCCACAATTGCACACTGATGGCGCGGCCATTATTAAAGCAACGGAAGATAATTTTTCAACAAAAAGCACTCCCAGGAACAGAGGCGCCGGATTACATACAATAATCCAAAACACTGTTGAAATTAACGGCGGGAATGTTACTATTATATCTGGGTATGGAGCTGTTGAATTCAACCAAATATGGTTGAAAGGAAGCCCATTAGGAAGTGCGGGCGGCATTCGTTATCCGGGAACGTTGCTCAGGTTGGTTTTAAGAACCGACACAATACAGCGTGAAGAATTTTACGAGGAGGACATGTCATGGTGACCATTACTATTAAGCATCTTACCCCGCGTTGCTTGAATAACAACGATGGCCATATTGTTTTTGATGAAATATTGCGTCATTTAAAAAAGATGGAACCAATAGAAGTTTCTTTCGAGGGCGTCTATTCAACTACTTCATCTTTTGTTAATTCAGCTTTTATTGAATTGCTGGAGCATTGTGATTTTGAGAGAATTAAATCATTGGTGAGGATCACCCACAGCAATTCATTCATAAATGAATTGATAAAACAACGCTTTAAATCGGCGCAACAAGCAACCTTGGCGAATTAAAGAGACGAAGGAGGCCTTATGGAGCGCATTATAAAACTTGAAAGCAAAGTCAACCAGATAGATGAAAAAGTCGGGCGGATTGCGGAGGCCGTTCATGCCCTGCAAAACAATTTGGCCGAATTTCAGCATGAAGCCTGTATCCAATTTGAACGGATTGAAGGGCGCTTCGCTGGGTTAACAAAAGATATTAACTGGATAAAATTGATTTTGAGCTTCGGAATAGCCGCCATGGTGAGCGTTGGCATTTATTTTGCCGCCCGCCAAAATACTTTGTCCGACCAAATAACCGAACTTATAAAAAGCCTCGCCGGGAACTGAAAAAGTTAAGCCCCCGGGGGGCCTTTTTGTGTCTCAAGCCGCCTTCGGGCGGCTTTTTTATTCCCCTGATTTAGGTTCCCAGCCCCGGCAATCCTTGATTCCCTGGCCGGCGTAATAGCAGCGATTCCCCCTCCATAGCACTTCGATGTCTCTTTCTTTTTTCGGGCGCGTCCGAAAGGCCGGGTTGCGGCAAAGCCCCAGCCTGGACTGGGTGAGCGGGTCATTGAGCGCCCAGGTGCCGGGCTCGTGTTTGCAGGTCAGGCAATGGCGGTTATCGTCAGTCATAGTTTATGCCCCTTCTGGTTAGTCGTAATTATATTTTATCATATTGTGGTCAAATTGTGAAATGTATGTTGACAAATTGTGAAATGTATAGGTAATATATAAATACCGCCGCGGCGCTGTCCCCTCCGAGCGCCGATCAGCCCCAGGCCGGGGCATAACGGATAAACGACCGCGTCAAGGACGGCACATCTGCTCATGGGTAGCCGTCGCCCCTCAAGGGGAAGCATGAGATTGGCGCATCGCTGGGTCGATATATCGCGGCGGGTTCGGCCGGCTCATATAGAGCCACTTCGAGCAACTTCGATTACTCCTTCGGGGGGCTTGTTCTTTGGATTTGACATGGCTGAACGGAAATTAACCAGCAAGCAACAACGCTTTGTCGATGCCTACAACGGCAACGCCACCGAGGCCGCCGTCAAGGCCGGGTACAGCCAGAAAACGGCCTATTCGCAAGGCGAACGTTTGTTGAGAAAAGTTGAGGTTTCAGCCGCCATCAAGTCCCGGCAGGATACCGAGGCCCGAGAGTGCATTGCCACCAGACAGCGGCGGCAGGAATTTTGGACCGAGGTCATGGAGGACTCCGCCGCTGAGATGAAAGACAGGCTTAAGGCCTCCGAACTGCTGGGCAAGTCCGAAGGCGACTTTCTGGACCGGGTGGCGGCGACGGTTGACGGCACGTTAGCTTTCCGGTGGGAGCTTTGAAAATGACTGTCATCACTATTCCATACAAGCCCCGCAGCTGCCAGAAACGCATTCACCAGCTGTCTGACGACCGTCGGTTTGCCGTGGTCGTGGCCCACCGGCGGCTGGGCAAGACCGTGGCCTGCGTCAACCAGCTTATTAAGCGAAGCATTGTAGACGGCAAAATTCGGGGTGTCTATGGTTATGTGGCCCCCTTTTATAAGCAGGCTAAATCCGTGGCCTGGGACTATATAAAATTCTATACGGCGCCCATTCCCGGCCGGAAGGTCAACGAGGCTGAACTTTGGGTTGAACTGCCCAACCAGGCCCGGATTCGGGTTTTCGGGGCGGACAATCCCGACGCTCTGCGGGGCCTGTATCTTGACGGCGTGGTCATGGACGAGGTGGCCCAGATGCGCCCGGAGGTTTGGGGGGAAATCATTCGTCCGGCTTTGTCCGACCGCCTGGGCTGGGCTATTTTTATCGGGACGCCGAAGGGCATCAACACCTTCAGCGAGTTGTACCAGCGGGCCGAACGCGACGACACGGGGCAGTGGGGGGCCCTGATGCTGCCGGTGAGCGAGACCCTGGGGGACGCTGACCCGCCGCTGAGCCCAGGCGAGGTTGAGCAGGCCCGGGCCGACATGGGCGAACAGGCCTTCCGGCAGGAGTATCTTTGCGATTTTGCCGCCGACAACTCCGACAGCTTCATTTCTTATCAGGACGTTGTGGACGCCGAGCGGCGGGAGCCCCCGGATTATAACGAGGCCCCGTTGATTATGGGCGTGGACATCGCGGCCCAGGGTCATGACCGGTCCTGCCTGGTCCTGCGGCGGGGGCCGGCCCTGGGGCATATCGACATTTGGCGCGAGGCCGACACCATGACCACCGTTGGCCGGGTGGCGGAGATGCTGAATAAATGCAAACCCAGGGCGGCTTTTATGGACGCCTGCGGGCTGGGCATCGGCCCGGTGGACCGGCTTAAACAGTTGGGGCATCGGGTTATCGGCGTCAATTCCGGGGCGAAGGCCGGCCGCAGCGACCTGTACGCCAACCTCAAGGCCGAGATGTGGTCCCGCCTGGCCGAGTGGCTGGAGACGGCTTCTATCCCCGATAATATTGATCTTCGAAAGGACTTGCTGGCCCCGCGCCGGGAGTATGACCCCCAGAACAGGCTTAAGGTCGAGTCTAAGGACGCCTTGCGGCGGCGGGGCCTGGCCTCCACCGACGTGGCCGACGCTCTGGCCCTGACCTTTGCCCAGCCTGTGGCCGCCGTTGACCGGGCGGCCCGGCGGCCCCGGTATGCGGAGAGCGACCTATGCCGGTATTAAAGTTGATTTGGGACGGCGAACGTCTGACCGAACGCGGCCCGGCCGGGCCGGATGATATATCAAGAGCATTGGCTGATTGCCATTCCGATGAGGGCGCGTCGCCACTAGCGCAAGCCTTTTTAGGCTACCCCGATGGCGCCGAAGAGATTCTGGCGGCGGAGGCGGATACCGGGAGATTACATCTGGTCTTTGACCCGGCGGGCCGGACGATCGGCTTTTGGAGTTTGAACAACTTCGAAGGCTCCACGGCCCGGTTGCATTTCTGCCCGGCCAAAGCGGCCCGGCCTTGCTTGTTGGCTCTGGCCCAGGCTGTTTTGTCCTATTGCCGGGCTCTGGGTTTAGCCGCGGTGATCGGCATAACCCCGGTGTTGTATGCCGGAGTGCGTACTTATGCCCTTGTTTCTGGGGGGCGTGATATGGGGACTATCCCCAAGATGTTTTATTTGACTAAGCTGGGCCGTTTTTGTGACGGCCGGGCTTTTGTCTTTGATTTGCAAGGGGGGGATTGAGATGGGATTTTCCAACAAAGGTCAGGCTGAAGCGGCGGCGGCCCAGCGCCGGAGCATGGCCCTGGCCGAACAGCAGGCCAGCATGAGCCGGGCCGAAGCGGCGGCGGCATCTGAAAAACAGAACAGAATGGACGCGGAGGAGCGGCGGCGCAAGAAAAACGTTCAGACCTCCGGGCGGGAGGCGACGATTTTGACCGACAATTCCAGCCTGTTAGGCAGTTAAGCGGTGACGGCCAAGTTTCAGGCGGGCTTTAACCGGTTCACCTTCGGCGAGGTCTCGCCGCTGGTGGCGACCCGGAGCGATTTGGCCAAATATCCGGCCGGGTGCCGCCGGATGCTTAATTTCATTCCGCTTCTGCAAGGGCCGGCCCAACGGCGGGGCGGGACTCGTTTTATAGCCGAGGCCTCCAGCAACGGCCGCCCGGTTCTCTTGCTCCCTTTTGTGCGCTCCGAGTCGACGGCCTATATCATCGAGCTTGGGTCTGCGATAACCTCCGGCGTAGAAGAAGGTTATGCCCGGTTTTACAAAGACGGCAAGCCGGTGCGTAACCCGAACGGCTCCGTCTATTCCATCACTACGCCCTGGAGAATATCTGACCTGTTCGATTCGCAGGGGCTCCCGGCCCTTCGCTGGGTCCAGAGCGCCGACGTGCTGTTTGTGGTCTGCCCGACCGTCTCGCCGCGCCGCATCAACCGCTTAGGCGACCTCAACTGGAGCATGTCGCTCCTGGGCGGCTGGGGTTCCCGGGGCAACGCCACGGCCATCACCTTGTGGAAAGAGCGCTTGGTGCTGAGCGTGGGGCATGTTCTGCATTTCAGCCAGAGCGGGGCCTTTGAGAATTTTGAGGTCAAGGACAAGTCGGTGCTGAAAGAGGTGACTTTTACTTCCCATGGAAGCGTGGTCAATATAACCAGCACCTCAGCCGACGCATTGCAGCCCAACTATTTTCAGGGCCGTGTCGCTTGGCTGGAGGGGGAGGCGACTTTAAGCCAGGTCAGCGGAACGACCTATAAAATAACGGCCACCGACGCCGAAGACGGTTTGAGCCGCCTGGACGCGACGGTTATTGCCGCTTATAAATACGGATGGTCGTCCGCTATCATCGGGACTAATACCCTGGAAGTGGGCCACATGAATTCTAGCGGGCATAGAGTCCCCGGTATGACCGTCACCGCCGACGCGGCCGTCTCTGAGTGGCGGAGCAACACCGCCGGCTCCGGTTTCACTCTCCGCCCGGTGACTGATGAAGTGGCCGCCGATGACCCGATTGAGCTGGAAATCGTGTCGGAGCAGTTGGATGACGTGTTGTGGCTCAGCCCCGGGGAAGACTTGCTGGTGGGCACGGTCGGCGGGGAATTCGCCGTCGGGACCCAATCTGCGGCGGAACCGCTGGGGCCGGAGAACGTCAAGATAACGCCGCAAACCAGCTTCGGGTCCACGAACATTCAGGCTTTGCGGGTTGGCTCGGTTCTCTTGTTCGTCCAGCGGTCGGGCATGAAAGTGCGGGAATTCAGTTATGACGCTTATTCCGAGAACTATATTGCCGGGGACATCTCGGCGGCGGCGGAACATATCACCAAAGGCGGGTTGACGGCCATTGCCTGGCAGTCGGAGCCCCTGGAAACCATTTGGACCTGCCGGGCCGACGGGGCCCTCTTGGGCCTGACTTACAGCAAAGATCAGGATATGGCCGCCTGGCATCGCCACCAACTGGGCGGCGGGGGCCAGGTTTCCCACCTGGCGGTTATCCCGGCCAGGCACGGCGGGCGGGACGAACTGTGGCTCTCGGTGCGGCGGGAGATCAAGGGCCGAACCGTTTACTACATCGAACGGCTGGAACCGGGGCATGAATACGGCGGGGCCCAGGCCGATTGTTTTTTTGTGGATTCCGGCCTCACCGTGACCGGGACCAGGCTGTTGGAGATAAGCGGGCTGGACCATCTGGAGGGCCAGACGGTGGATATTCTGGCCGACGGCGGGCCGTTGCCGGCGCGGCTGGTAAGCGGGGGCAAGATAAGCCTGGAGCATCCGGCCGACATCGTCCAGGTGGGCCTGGGTTACCGGTCGGAGCTGGAGACGGTCAATCTGGACCTGAATCTGCCGGACGGGGCGCTTCAGGGCCGGATTAAACGATTTTCAAAGGTGAATCTGTATCTTATCGAGTCGTTGGGCGGTTCCGCCGGGGACCTGGAGAAAGGCGCCCTGACCGGGCTTGTTTACCGCATCGGTTCAACCCCGTTTGACGAGCCCCCGGCGCTGTTCACCGGGGTCAAGACCCTTCAATGGCCCGGGAGCTATGACCTTCAGGGGCGGATTGGGGTTGTGCAGGAGTCGCCGCTGCCGTTCACCCTGGCGGCCATCTTCCCCGCGGCCAGTGTGGAGAGCATCAGATCATGACCAGTTCTGCCGATAATATATTGAAAAGGTTTGAGAACCTTGAAAGCCGCCGGGGGGAGTGGGACGGTATCTGGCAGCAATGTTCCGATTTTGTGCTGCCTCGCCTGGGGGCCAACAACAAGAAAAACAATCGCATTTTCGACTCCACCGCGCCGCTGGCTCTGGGACATTTTGCGGCGGCGATGGAAAGCATTTTGGTGCCCCGGACGCAAAAATGGCATTCCTTTGTGACCGGCGACCCGGAGCTTGACCAGAGCCCCGAAGTCGCCGAATGGCTGGAGGCGGTCCGTAATATTGTTTTCGCGGCCCGCTATGCCCCGGAAGCCAATTTCGCCAATCAGATGACCGAGGCCTTTCTATCCCTGGGGGTGGTCGGCACGGCGGTGATTTATATCGACGATTTGGTCGGCCGGGGGCTTCGCTATCACTGCGTCCCGACCCATGAAATATACCTGGCCACCGACTTTTCCGGGCGGCCGGATACGGTTTTCAGGCTCTACACGCTCACCGCCCGGCAGGCCGTGGAGCAGTTCGGGGCGGAGGATTTGCCGGCCAACATCAGCAAAGACGCCGGGGACCCGGTGCAGATGGAACGGGTTTATGAATTTGTTCACGGCGTCTTTCCCCGGGCGGACTTTGAGCCCGGCCAGGTGGGGGCCGAGAACCTCCCGGTGGCCTCGGTGCATATCGCCCGCGCCGCCCGCAAGGTCGTCAGGGAAAGCGGTTATCGGACCATGCCTTACGCCGTTTCCCGCTTCTCGGTTACGCCGGGGGAGATTTACGGACGCTCGCCGGCCATGGATGTCATGCCGGACATCGTCCAGGTCAACGCCATGAAAATGACCCTGATTCGGGCGGCGGAGCGGATGGTCGAGCCTCCGGTCTTGGCTGGGGAGGACGATGTTCTGTCCGCCTTCAGCCTCAAAGCCGGGGCCATCAACTTCGGCGGGTTGGACGAGCAGGGCCGCCAGCGGGTGGTGCCCTTTCAGATCAACGGCAACCTGCCGGTGGGGCTGGAGATGATCGAGTCGTCACGGAAGGTCATAAACGAGGCCTATTATATTAATTTGTTTCAGATTCTGGTTGAACAGTCCGGCCAGAGGACCGCGACGGAGGTCTTGCAGAAGGCGGCGGAACAGGCCCAACTGCTGGCCCCGGTGGCCGGTCGGCTGCAGTCGGAACTGTTGTGGACGATCATCAACCGGGAGGTCGATATTCTGGAGGAGGCCAGGGCTTTCCCTGAGCCGCCGCCAAACCTGGCCGAACGGCTGGGGGCCGCGGCCATTAACCCGAAATACGAAACGGCGCTGGCCCAGGCCTTGAGCAGCCGGGAAGGTCAGTCCATCATCCAGGCCCTGGAAGCCCTGGCCCCGTTGGCCGGCTTTGACCCGGCGGCGGCTAAGCTGGTTGACGCAGTTGAAGCCGGGCGGGTGGTCTGGACGGCCTTTGGAGCCCCCAGCCGCTTGCTCAGGGACGAGGAAGAGATGACCCAGATGCAGGAGGCGGCGGCGGAACAACAGGCCCAGGCCGTGGCCCTGGAGCAGGCCGGCCAGCTGGCCGGCGGGCTGGGGAGCCTGGCCGGGGCCGACAAGAACCTGGCTGAGGCGGCTTCGATGGGCGGCGGTTTGATGAACGGCCTGATGGGAGGCGGAGTTGTTTGAAAGGCATAAAGTCAGGCGGGCTTATCGGTCCCTTTTGCTGGATTCCGAGGGGCGGCTGTTGCCGGCGGCTAAAGTGGTTTTTAATGATTTATACCGGTTCACCCTTTTTTATAAAAACGCTCCGGCGGACCCGCAGGGCCTGGCCCTGATTGAGGGCTCCCGGTCCACGGTTCGGCACATGCTGAAAAAGGCCGGGCTGGTGGAAATTGAAGCGGAACGCAACTTGGCAGAATCTATTTCAGGAGATGATTGACATGGATATCCCCAGCGTATTGACCGGCGAACAGAACCCCGCCCCGAATCCCGCCCCCGCTCCCGCCGACGATGCAGGTAGCTGGCTGACCGCCCTACCCGCCGATTTAAAAGGCGTGGCGGAGCATAAAGGCTGGAAGTCCCCCGAAGACGCCTTGAAAAGTTATACCCACCTTGAGCAGCTCATGGGGGCGGACAAGGCCGGGCGCGGGCTCATTCTGCCGAAGGACGCGGAAGACAAAGACGGCTATGACCGGGTTTATAAAGCCCTGGGGCGCCCGGAGAACCCCGATGATTACGGGATTAAAAGCCTGGTGCTGGAAGCCGCCGACGCGCCGCTGGACGAGGGCGACGCCTTTTTGGTCGAGACCATGAGCAAAACCATGCACGAGGCGGGGCTTTCCACCGGCCAGGCCAAGAAACTGGCCGAAGCCATGCAAGGGGCGGTCAAAGCCGCCGGCGACAAGGCGGAGGCGGCTTTTCAAGCCGAACTGGACGCCTTTGAACGCCAGGTAAAGCCGGGGGAGGTGGAGATGGCTCGCCGGGGCTTCCGCTTTTTCGGCCTGCCGGAGAGCGAGGCGGGGGAAGTCGGGGCCGCCCTGGTGCGGGCTCTGGGGCCGGAGAAGGCGGTGAAGATGTTCGCCCAGCTGGGCGGGGCCCTGGGCGAAGATAAAACCATTGAGGGTGGCCGGTCTATGGGCGGGTTCAGTTCCCCGGAATCCGCGGGGAAGCGCATGGACCAGCTTTTGAGCGATGAAGCATTCGCCAAGCGGTATCAGAATGGCGACCAGTCGGCTATGGAGGAAATAACCAATCTGTCTAAAATTGTCGCCTCCGGGCGGTAAAATATCCGACAACCCCGTTTTGATGGGGCCGGAGATGCGGTGAAGCCGGGCCGGGGCAACCCGATAACCCAAAGGAGGAATTTATGACTGTTTTTAAATAGAGGAGCGTTTGAGATGGCAACCACCTTTCAAATTCAGGACCATCATGTGATCCAATTCACCCGCAACGTGGAACTGCTGTTGCAGCAGAAACAGCCGCGTTTGGCGGGGACCACTTCCCAGGCCAGCTACACCGGGGAAAAAGCCCAGGTTGTTTTGCAGTTCGGCGAAGTGGAGATGCAACCTTTCAACTCCGGCGCGGCCCCCGGCGAATGGAAAGGCGACACGGTCTGGTCTGATATCGAACATCACCAGCGGTGGGTCTTCCCCCGCGACTATACCCTGTCCCTGCCCATCACCAAGCCCGACCCTTTGCGGATGCTGGCGGACCCCCGTTCGCCCTATGCCGAAGCCATGCGGGCGGCCTATGCCCGGCTGGTGGACGACACGATTATCGCCGCCGCTCTGGGGACTTCCCGCACCGGCCGCTATGATGATTTGCAATCCGTTACCTTCCCCACCGGCCAGATTATCGATGACAACGACCCCTTGACCATTGACAAGCTGATTCAGGCGCGGGAAAGGCTCTTGGCGGCCTATAATGACCCCTCAGAAGAGCGTTATCTGCTCTGTTCGGAACGGCAGATTTCCGACCTTTTGCGGACTACCGAGGTCACAAATGCCGATTATGCTACGGTTAGAGCCCTGGTCAAAGGCGAGGTCGACAGTTTTGTCGGGTTCAGATTCATCACCTCGGAACGGCTGGGGCTGGCCGCCGGCAAGCGGCAATGCTTCGCCTGGGTGAAAAGCGGGCTCCATTTCGGAACCTGGAACAGCCTTGAGTTCAAGTCCGACCCCCGGCCTGACAAAAACTATGTCTGGCAGTTGTGGCAGACCGCCACCATCGGGGCGACCAGGACCCAGGAAAAGAAAATCGTCCAGATCAACTGTGATGAATCGTAAGGTGAATCATGGCCAGCGTAGTTCAAATAGTCAATTGGAGCCTGGCCAAAATCGGGGCCGCCGGAATCGCCGCCTTAAGCGATTCCGGCGAAGCCGCGGCGGTGGCCTCCGCTGTCTATGAAGAGGTGCGGGACGTTGAATTGATGGCCCATGCCTGGAGTTTTGCCAAGACCAGGGCAATTCTCCCGGCCGAAGCGGAGACCCCGGCCTTTGGCTGGTCGTGGCAGTACCTTCTCCCGTCCGATTGCCTGCGGCCGCTGGAGGTGGGTTCCTGGCCGATGCCGGTCATGGCCAGTTTGGTCACCGGCGACACGCGGACTTTCATCATCGAGAACAACCGCATCCTGACCAACCGGGGCCCCTCTTTGCCCCTGAGCTATCTGCGGCGGGTGACGGACACGAGCCAGTATCCGCCGTCATTCGTCGATGCTCTGGCCTGCCGGCTGGCGGTGGAGATCAGCGAAAGGCTGGCCGCGTCAACCTCAATGCGTCAAATGGCCTGGGAAGAATATGAGCGGGCGGTCAGGCAGGCCCGGCGGGTCAACGCCATCGGGCTGCCGCCGATGGCCATTCAGGACGACACCTGGATGCTGGCCCATGAAATGGGGGTGATGTGATGGGCTGGGCGGCTCTTGCGGCGACAATCGCCAGTTCGGTTCTGGGCGCGGCCGGGCAGATTTATCAGGGCCAGGCGACCTCCGCGTCGGCGAAAATGGAGGCGGAAGCGGCCGAGGCCAACGCCCGGCTGGCGGACATCAACGCCGAGATGGCCATCGGAGAGGGCCAGATAGCCCAGAGCGAAGCCGCCGCCGAAGCCTATAAAGCCAAAGGGCGGCAACGCGCCGCATTGGCCGAGGGGGGCATTTTGACCAGCGCCACCGGGGCCTCGCTGCAGGCGGCTTCCGAATCGGCGGCCTTGAGCGAACAGAGCAGCATTGCCCGGCGGGCCCAGATGGAAGCTCTTAACTCTCAAATACAGAGCGGGAATTATCTGACCCAGGCCGCCACGGCCAGAAACAAGGCCAGCAGTTCCCGCAACTGGCTGGGGGCTGCCGGAAGTCTGTTGAGCGGGGCCTCCACCGCTTATGACCGTTACAATTTATATTACAAAAAATGAGGCGGGGTTAAGAAATGGCTGACGGCGGGTTATCTTTCAGGTCACTGCGGCAGCCGGTGCGGACTTCGGCCCCGGCGGTGAATGTTTACACCGGGCGGCCGGTGAGCGCGGGCCGGATTACGGAGGCGATTCAGCCCGGTCAGGCCTTCAGCAGCCTGGGCGGCGGCGGAGCGGCGGGCGCGGGCCTGGCCGGGCTGGCCAGAGGGTTCGGCGACTTAAGCGAGGTGCTGTATAAGCAGGAGGAAGAGCGCCAGAAGCTCGAGGCCATAGAAAAGCTCGAAGCCGCTCAGGATGAAGAACGGGGCATGTTCGAGCAGATGAGCCAGATGACCGGTTCCGCGGGCTACGCCGCGCCGCAGCTGGCTGAACCGTTTTACAAAGGCTTGGGCGAACGCCTGGACAAAGAGGCCCGGGGCGATTTTCAGAGAAAGCTTTACGCGGGCGCCGTGGCCCAAATGAGGGACCAAGGCCTGAACAAGGCCCTTGCCCATAGGCTTCGGGAGCATGAGGCTTATAAAAATCAGGTCTACACTGGCAGCCAGGATCGTTTAAATAACCTGATACTGGCCAACCCCGCCAATTACCAGCAATACACGGCCCAGAAGCAGCGCAATCTTCGAGAATTGCATCCGGGCGCCGCCCCTGAATGGCTGGCGATGGAGAGCAACGCTATTGCCAACGGCGACGATATGCTGGCTTACTCCGCCGCCCTGGTCAACGGCGATTTTGAAACCGCACGGAATATCCTTCAAAAATCTTTCACCGCTATGCCCACTTCTGCCGATGGCGGCCCCAGGGTGAAGGGGTCCCGCTACGCTCTGCCGACCGATAATCACCATTATATCACTTCGCCTTTCGGCGCCAGAACCGCGCCGCAAACCCCCCAGGGGCGGGGGAGCAGCGACCACAAGGGCGTTGATTTTCAGATGCCGGTGGGAACGCCGGTCAGAAGCATCTCCGGCGGTACGGTCGAGTTCGCCGGTGACAAAGGCGGATATGGGATGACTGTCGTCATCAAGCACGATGACGGGACCAGCACCAGCCAGTACGCGCATTTATCCAAGCTGAATGTCCAGCCCGGGGCGAGAGTCCAGGCCGGGGCGGTTATCGCCGCAAGCGGCAACAGCGGGAAATCGACCGGGCCCCACCTGGATTTGAGAATCACCGAGAACGG